TAACATTTACTCTGCCGCCGCCTATAGCATTGTCAATTATTTCACAGTCATCGCCGTTAAGATCTATGGATTCGGTGATGCCGTTCTCATTAAAGTAAAATACCGCGCAGTCGCCAATATTGCAGGTTGTTGAGTCGAAAAAGGTTTCAGCCTCCAAAATCATTCCGGACATGATTCTTAGGCACGTTTGCTCGCCGTTCTTATTCGGATTGGAAAGCACGAGGTATTTCGCTCCGTTATCCGACGGCATATTTGTTAGCCTTCCTTCTGAGACGTAGCAAATTGTGCCGATACTGCAAGGGGGGTCAGCGGGGGAAGGCTCTGGAAGATTTACGGTTTCAATCATTCCGGAGCAGGTGTTTATCATTCTGACGTATTTAAACATTTTTAAAAGTTCCTTTCTTATTTTGTCACTTTTTTATAGAGTTTTTTTATCTCGGAATCGGACAGTTCGGAAAACAGATCTTTGGCAATTTCGTATTCCTTTCTGGTCATTTCGATTCCGCTTGAAGCCCTTTTGGGAACGGAGGACGTAAGGTGAGCGCGATTGTCATATCCCGATTTTGCACCGCCGCTTGCCAGAAACGCCTCCTTTGCTGTAAGACCCAAGTCACGAAGAGCACCGAAGCGCAACGGGTTTTTAAGGTCTGTTATATCGTTTATGCCGTAAAGGGAGGGGAATTCATTTCTTATTTGCTCAAGATCCTCTTCAACCCTTTTTGCAAAGTCAACGTTCTGCTCTGTGTCGTAATCTTCGGTATATTTCTGTGCTTCGGGTTCATCCGATATTTGTTCTGTTTCGTTGTCTTCGGGCATAAAATTTCCGTCGGCAACTTCATTTAAGGTATCATTAACCTCTAACTCATCCATTGGATTTACCTCCGCGAGCACGAAGATCTGCACCTACGGTTTTCGTTGCCTTAACCGTGTTCTTGCTTGTTTTCCTTGGTGCTTTAATTTCGTAAGCGTAGGTCATATATGCCTCGCCTTTGTTGGTGTTTTTCATATTTTATCCCTTTCTTGTTTATTTGCTGAGTAATTCCCGAAGATAATCGAGATATCCGTCGGGTACGTTATTTAAATTTGTTGATTGATTGATTATTTCCGCGTAATCCGCTATTTTTTTCACTTCCGTATCGGGAAGACCAAGGCTCTCGGCATATTTTGTTGCCTGTTCCTTTGTCATTCTCTTGTCCACCGCGGTCATTATGGCTTTATCGCTCAGCTTTTTTATCGCCGTCTCGCTGCTGAACTTTGCAACCGCATCAGCATCCTTGTCGGATAATCCGAGCTTTACTGCCAGCTCGTAGATCCTGTTGTAATCGGTAATCATTGTTTCCTCGAGCTTTTTTAAAACGCTCTCTTGCTTTTTCTTCGATTCCGCATCCAGCTTTGCTATATAGTCGGTGTAGGCGGCTCTGTTTTCTGCCGCGATGGAAAGAGCACCTCCGCGTGCCAAATCAAGATCCGAGCGTTTCTTTCGCTCCGCTTCGGTATTAAGATATTTTGCATAACCGCTGCGTGCAAGTCCTGCTTTTGCAAGAGATTCTGCACTGCTTCCGTATGACGGTAGAGAGCGGGAATACGTACCTTGCGCCGAAACAGTCCCGTCGCTTGCCACGATTCCTGCACCTCTGCCGCCGCGCATAACAAACTCAGTGTAGCTTTTTGGCGAAGTGCTTGCCCTATCCGCAAGGTATTCATCAATATAGTCCTGCAGGGTTACTTTTTTCTTCGTAGACATAAATATTTTCCTCCTTTCCTTCGTTCGCGTTGTTTTCACCGCCTTCGAGAGCAAGGGAGAAATATTCTACGTTTTCTCTGGCGTAAGGATAGTGCGCTCTTTCCTGGCACTGCCAATACCGAAGCAGAGTTGTGGGGCTTTCGGGATCTCCGAGCGTGCCGGCCTTCAGATTTTCAAGATTTCTTTGCCAAAGGGCTTCTCTTTGATATTCAACGCCTCCATTCAGGTCAACCGAGAAAAGATATGCGTCATCGTAATAAAGGCTGCCGTTTACTGTATCAAGCTCGATGAAATCGTAACGGTTAAAGCTGGCATTATGAACTCGTCCGTAGGCATCCTTGTAAACCAATGCTCTTGGTTCGTCAGCAAAGGCAAGGTAAAGCTCAAATATAATTCGGTCCACGTCTGCGTATGCCGTATGCTTCATTTTTCTTTTTGATTCAAGTCTGCCGGTTGCTTGTGAAATTCTGAGCTGTCTTGAATAACCGGACTCGTTTTTGGCTGTATCAAGTCCTTGAAGTGCGTCGGATATACCGAGTATTCTTTTTGAATGGTCGTAAAGCCTTTCCGCTTCGGCAATATCCTGTGAAATGTCGGGAGTTGTATCCACCTTTCCGTATTGAGAAAGGCTTTCTCCCGGCTTCATCTTTATAACCTGACCGAAAACAGAGTTGTTTATTGACACGGTTGCATCCTCTGGCACAACGGGTGTTACGCCTGCGCGTAAGAGCTTTTGCAGTATTCTTGATTCGATTTTGTTTATTGCCTGCTGCTCAGGTCTTATGTATTCGCAGTCAGACTGCCCGAAAAGAACTCCGTCACCAGAGGTGTTCTTCCTTATAACTATCGGGAAGCTTTTTGGAGTGTAATAGGGAATTTTACGTCTGCCGGAAAGCAGAATATCGGTAGCGTCAGGTGCATTGTCGGGGAAAAAAACTCCTCTTGGCAGGGTTTCTTCGGGAACGGGTATTGTTTTTAACGACTGATTACTGCAATTGCACTCCCGTGCCGCTCTGCCGCATTTGGTGCAAATTTGCTCCTTTCTCTCATATGCGCGTGGCATATCAAGTATAGTAGTCTCGCCCGAAAATATAAATTTTCCGATTTGACCGTTATCATCCTTGTAAAACGTTATAACAAGATTAACGCACGCATCGTCATTCGTTCCGCAGCAGTCGGTATCAAGCTTGTCGATTTCCGAACCGGGTATACAGTATTTTCTCACGGCCTCGCTTTTTGTTGTTGTAAAGGTGAGAAAGCAGTATTCCATATCCTGCACCGAGAATACAGCAGGCTGGGGGATAAAGCATCTTGGGGGCAGGCAATAAAGTCGAACACCGCCGATTTCCTTGCCCAGCTTTATTTCGTTATCCCATTCCGCATACCAAACGCTTCCGCCATAGATATAGGTGTATCTTTCGTCAATATCATTCATTTCCTCGTATCTCAGCCTGTCTCTTACCGAATAAAGCAGTCTTTCAATGCTTTTTGCACACCGAGACCGTCTTTCACTGTAACAGGCGGCATCCACCTTGGGAGGCGGAATATCCGAGCATACCTGGCTTTCAATCATCTCGTAGGTGATATTTCTGACCGTAACCGCCCTGGTGTCCGAGCCGTCAAGTTCGCTTGAGCCTTTATATTGACTCATATATTTTTCAAAAGCATCGAGCGTATCGGAGTAGGCGGTTTTTGCGTTTTCGTAAAGCTCCTTGAAGAATTCGAGTTTTTCGTTTTTAGATAGTTTTTCGATATTCAAAGCGGTTCTCCGTATTTTCTTTTTAGATATTTTCTTTCTTCATCTCCCGCGCCGTAATAATCCTCCCACATATCGTGAGTCCAGCTGGTTTTGGGTGCGCCGACATTTTTGCTTTCGGGTCGAGCATAGAATATAGCAAAGCCTCTGAGCGCATCCGGGGCATGCGTTATTGCGTGCGGCTCTGTTGAGCAGTCGCTTGGTCTTTGCTTGTCTATTTGAAGCGCAGGCAAGCATTCTATAATTTCCGTACAGGTTGAGAAAAACTTCAATCTGGGGTCATCGGTTGCAAGCAGCTCCTTTACGGAAAGCCATCCGGCTTCTCGGTCATTGGACGTTTTGGTAAAATTTATTCCGTATTCCGAAAACAGCGCAGCCTTGCTTCTGCCGGTTTCCTGACTTCTGCTCCACAAATCGGGCGGCGCCAGGGTTGCGTATATATCCTCTGAGTGAGGTGTTAAATCAAGAATTTTTCGCGCGGCCAGGCTTATTGTGAGATTTGATTCGCAAAGCTCCCTGTACACGTAAAATTTTCCGTCCGGAGCTGCTGCTACCCATAGGCACGCAAGTCGGTCAAGACCGTAGTCTATCGTTCTATATTTTCGCCAATGATTAGGAACTTCAAAGGGAGATATAACGTGCTTTCCGTGAGAAAATTCGGAAAAATACTGTCCCTCAAATATATCCCAATCTCCGTACAAAAGTGCTTTCTTTTCTCTGTCGGGCAGGGCAAGAAGCCGTTTTTTGTATTCGGGGTCGCCATCACGCAAAAATTTGTTGTCATCAAGAAGAGAGGGAATGAATATTCTCTTCATTCCGTCCTCGCCTGTAAAGCTTTTGCCCCTTTCTCTTTTATCTATAAACCGTTTCTTTACCCACCCGTGTCCCACACCTCCCGGGTTGGTGGAGGACTTTATCTGCTTTGGGAAGCTGTTTGCACCCCTTACTCTTGATATAAGGTAGAGATATTGCCCCTCGGTAAAATGCGTTAATTCGTCAAACCGTACCACGTCGTATTCGGCGCTTTGGTATTGATAAACGTCGTTTTCTGTCATACAGTATCCAAAATCTATTATCGAACCGTTTTTGAATCTTCCCGTATGGTTTGAGCTGTTAAGGGTGTAAAGCTCCCTCGGGAAAAGGGAAAGTGAGGTGCGTATGAGAGATTTATCAAGCTCGGCAAACGTTCTGCGCAAAATAAGCTGCTTTGAGCCGGGGTACTTCATCGCAAATAAGAGTGCGTCTACCATCTGTCCGTATGATTTTCCTCCCCCCGCCGCGCCGCCGAAAAGCACCTCGCTCTCGGTTGCGTCAATAAATTGCTTT